TACCGCAAGGCTGGGCCTACCTCCAACCTGTGCAGGACGTGCAGGCCCGGCGGATGGAAGTGCAGGCCGGCTTCGCTTCACGCAGTGAGATGGTCTTGCGCACCGGTTACGACGCGGAAACGGTCGACGCGGAAAACGCCGCCGATCTGGCCCGGGCCACCGCCCATGGCCTCAATTACACCACCCTCGACGCTTTCGTCCCGATCGACGACAAGGAGCAACCATGAGCAAGAAAACGCGACCGCACGTTTACAACCGGGCGGGCAAGCGCGTACCGGTACAAGACAAAACCTGGTACGCCGTACACGCCAGTGGTGAAGCCACCGAACGGGTGATCGAGGTCTTTGTTTACGGCGAGATCGGTGGCTGGGGTATCACCGCCAATCAGTTCGTGCAGGATCTGCGTGCCATGGATGATGGCGTCTCACCGGTGATCGCCGCCTTCAACAGTATCGGCGGTGACCTGTTCGACGGCCTGGCCATGCACAACGCGTTGTTGCGTTTGGGCGAACGTTGCACCGGCCGTGTTGATGCGTTGGCCGCCAGTGCTGCCAGTGTGGCGGTGTGTGGGGCTCACCGGGTGGTGATCGCTTCCAACGCCATGCTGATGATTCATAACCCATGGACATACGCGGCCGGGGATGCCGAAGACTTCCGCAAGGTGGCCGATGTGCTCGACCAGACCATGGAAGCGATCATCGCGGCCTACAAGGCCAAGGCACCGGACATTGATGAGGGCGAGTTGCGGCGACTGGTGGCCGCTGAAACCTGGCTGACCGCCAACGAAGCGGTGGCCTTGGGGCTGGCCGATGAGATTGGCGACGGCGTCAAGGTCAAGGCCTGTCTCGGCCAGGGCGCTGTGCTGCAGCGTTACCAGCACACACCGACCGAGTTGCTGGCCCAGCTCGACGAGCCGCTAGAGCCCGATCCGGATTCGGAACCGGATGATCCGCCGTTGACGCCTCCCGTGGTCGACTCAGCAAAGTTGGCCCTGATGATCACCCAGCGTTGTGCCGAGTCCGGCATCAGCAATTTGATTGAGCCACTGCTCAGCTCCACCAAACTCGAAAGCGAAGCCATCGTCCAGGCCGGTCTGACTCGGGCTAAAGCGGTGAACGATCTTTGCGTGGCTGCGCGGTTGCCCGAGTTCAGTGTTGAGTACGTCGCCGCTGGCCTGGACGTCGCAGCGGTGCGCGCGCGGCTGTTCGACAAGATCGTCAGCAGTGGCAAGGGTTTCGAAATAGACAACAGCTTGCCGCTGGACGATGACCCGGCCTTGAAGGTGCAGGCCAAAAAAATCGATCAACCTTCCATCTGGTCCGCACGCCAAGCTGCTCAGACCGGTAAATCCCAACCTGCTTCAGGAGTAAGACGATGACCATCCAACTTGAGCCAATGCATGCGGGCGAATTTCTCCTGTCTGAAGCGGCCGGCACCATTTCCCGCGAAGCCATCAATGTCGCCGCTGGCCCTGCACTGGAGCCCGGACAAGTCCTCGGACTGGTCAGCCTGACTGGCGAGTTCGCTCCGTACAGCCCAACGGCCGAAGACGGCAGTGAAAATGCTGTGGCGATTCTCTACGGCCCGCTGGGCGAGTCGGATGTGGTCCGGCGTGGCCGCGCGGTGGTGCGTCTGGCGGAAGTCAGCGAAGCCCACCTCACGGGCTTGGACCCCGCTGCCGAGAAGGCGCTCGCCACTCGCTTCCTGATCGTTCGCTAAGACGATCCCTATTTTTCCAACCCGCTGAGTGCGGGTTTTTTGTTTTCTGGAGATTGCTTCATGGCTGATATTGAAATCTTTAACGATGACGCGTTTTCGGTGTCTTCGCTGACCGCCGCCATCAACGAACAGGAATACCTGCCGGGCCGCCTCGGCAGCCTGGGTTTGTTTCGGGAAGAGGGCATCACCACTCTGACTGTGCAAATCGAAAAGGACGGCGACACCTTGGCCTTGGTACCGGCCGGAGAGCGCGGAACGTCCGGGCTGGTGGTCAGCGGCTCTAAGCGCAACCTGATCCCGTTCAATACCGTGCACTTGCCGCAACGCTTTGCGATCAAGGCCGATGAGATTCAGGGTATCCGCGCGTTCGGAACGCGCTCCGAGTTGCAGGCGGTCCAGGACGTGGTGAACAAGCGCCTGGCAAAAGCACGTCGACAGCTGGATGCCACCCACGAATTTCAACGCATGGGCGCGTTGAACGGGCAGATCCTCGATGCCGATGGGTCGACGGTGCTCTTGGACATCTACAAAACTTTCGGTGTGACTCGCAAGAAAATGTCCATGGGACTCAACAATGAGGAAACGGACTTTCGCATCAAGTGTGGTGAAGCACTCGATCTCCAGGAAGAACAGCTGGGCAGCATTACCAGCAGCGGCTCTCGGGCTTTTTGCGGTAAGAACTTCTGGAATCAACTTCTGAAAAACCAAAAGGTGAAGGAGACCTACCTCAATACCCAGCAGGCGGCAGCTCTGCGCGGTGATGCCCGTGAAAGCTTCGAGTTCGGTGGCATTGTTTGGGAGCGCTATCGCGGCAAAATCGCCGGCGTGACCTTCATCCATGACGACAAAGCACTGCTGATTCCCGAGGGCGTACCGGATCTGTACATCTCGGTGTTTGCACCGGCCGACTACATGGAAACGGTCAACACCGAAGGAGTGCCGTACTACAGCAAGATCGAGCCGATGCCGTTCAACAAAGGCATGGCCGGTGAAGCGCAGTCCAACCCGTTGCACCTCTGCACCCGGCCTCTGGCGCAGATTCTGCTGGAGCTCTGATCATGGGCTTCCGCGATCTGATCGCCGACATCGACGCGGTGGTGTTCGAAACCCTGGGCGACAGCGCGCGTATAGAGGGGCGCGAGGAGCCCGTGCTCGGCATGTTCTCGGCGCCCTGGTTGCAACCGAAGATCGGCAAGCTCAATACCGGCCTGCGTGAGCCTAGGTTTGAGATTCGCGTCAGCGATTCACAGGGGCTGGAGCAGGGCATGTTGGTCAGCGTCGATCTGCCCAAGCTGGACGGTGGCGGCGACTACGACTTGCTGCAGCTGGAGCCGAGCGGTGACGGTCTGGTCGCTTTGATCTTGAGGATGCGCGCATGAGCATCGGCAGCTATTACAAACCCTCAGCCGGCGGCGGGATGATCTCTATCCAGGCGTCGACCGCGGATCTGCAAGCCTTTGAAAACTTCGCCAGCCTGGTACCCAAAGCCGCCGCTGCGGCTCAGCGTCGAGCGATCAACAAAACGTTGGGCTGGCTGCGCACTCACATTGCCCGGGCGGTTAGTCGCCAGGAGCGGATCGCCATCGCGGCGGTCCGCCAGCGCCTGCGGGCTTACCCGCTCTCCGGCGGCGCAACCAGCGGTAAATTGTGGTTCGGTCTCAATGCCATCGAGTCTAGCCGTATCGGCCGTTCACGGCAGTCCGGCCGTGGTGTGTCGGTGGCGGGGCGGCGCTATCAGGGCGCCTTCCTGAAGCAGGTTTACGGCAACAAACCCGACATCTGGATTCGTACCGCGAGCAAGCATTTCAACGCGGCCGATTACCCCAACAGCGCCGTGTCAGGCGCTGCTGGAACCAGCTCTGGTTGGGTGGCGGAAAACGGCAATCGCTTTCCGTTGGCCAAGGCCAAGGTGTCGCTGGAGCAAGCTCGGCCGCACTTCGACGAATGGATCAAAAAGGCCAATTCACGCTTGCTGGAAATCCTGCAGCAAGAATTTAACTTTGAGCTGCAGAAGTACCTGAAGGGGACGGCGAATGTCTGACGAACCATTTACTCTTGATGAACTTTATCGGGCGATCGAACAATACCTGGCGAGTCATCTAGACGGGGTTAAGGCTGTCACCGCATGGCCCAATATTAAGGACCGCATCGCGCTGCCTGCAGTGTTCCTCGAAATGGCAGAGATGGAGCCTGGTACGGACATCGGTACAGGAGAGACGACCCTTATCTGCAGGTTTGAAGCGCGCATCATTGTTGACCCAATTAGGCCGCAGCACTGCCAGCAGGCCGCGCACTTGGCGGCTCAAGTGGCTGTGCTGCTGCGCATGCAAACCTGGGGCGTTGCAGTCCAGCCTGCCGAATTTGTGCAGGCTATGCAGGACTGGACCAAACCGGAGCTGGATGGCTACACCGTTTGGCTGGTTGAATGGACTCACACGCTCTATTTGGGTACTGAGGAATGGCCTTGGCCAGACGAGCCGCCGGGTACGCTGATGTTCGGCATCGACGATGACCCGAAAGGCGAGTTCTTCCCGCCGGAGAACCTGCCATGAGTTACACCGGGGGAGAGCATGACCGCATGATCGCGGCCATGCTTATGCCGTGTGCGGTGGTGGGGGTTGATCTGGCTGCTGGGGCTGTTCGGGTATCGAACGGCGAATGGACGAGCGCCTGGGTGCGCTGGCACAGCCTCGCGGCCGGCCAGGCGCGGCACTGGCGGGCGCCGAGCATTGGCGAGCAGGGGGTGCTATTCAACCCCAGCGGGCAGGCCGGCATAGGAACGTTCATCCCAGGGCTGTACGGCAATGCTGGCGCCCAGCCGGATAACCGCGATCACGTCGAGGTATGGCGGTTTGATGACGGGGGTTCGCTGGTCTACGACTGGGAGGCCAAGAGCTACACGATCACCCTGCCCATCGGGACGGTGACCATCAAGGTCGGCGGTACAGAACTTGTCGTTACGGATAACGCCGTGACGGTGAAGTCTGGCACGGTCGACATTGAAGCCGCTGTGAACATCAAAGGACCGGTCAACATCGACGGGCCGTTGCACGTAACGGGCAACATCGACGGCGACGCGAACATTATGGCCGCCGGCAATAGCGACAATCACCACAAGCATTGATCAATCAACCATGCAGCCCGCCAAGTGCGGGCTTTTTTGTGTCTGGAGGAAAACCCATGGCCAAGGCCACTGCAACACCCGGCGCAGATGCGTCGCCGGCGCCGGATCTGCGTTTGGCGTTTCGCGACACGGTCTATACCTCGCGCACCCTGTGCATCCCTGGGACCAATCGCACGCTCGCCGTGGTCAAGGCCTCGGTCGATGTCTCGGCGTCCGATGAACAGGCTGTGACGTTCCTGAAATCCCATCCCGAACTTGAAGCCCAGGAGTAATGCAGATGATCGGAATGGATCGCCACACCGGCCAGCCCATTACCGGCATCGACAGCGTTATTCAGTCAATCACCGACATTCTTAGCACGCCGCTGGGCAGTCGTCGGGAGCGCCCCGACTACGGCAGCAAGCTACGCACCTATGTGGACTTGCCGGTAAACGCCGGCTGGATCAGTTCAGTGCAGGCTGAGGCGGCGCGTGCGCTTGGCCGATGGGAGCCGCGCGTGAAGCTCAAGAGCGTGCGGGTGCTGGCGGTACTGGGCGGGAAAATTGATCTGGTTGTTGCCGGCGATTACCTGGGTGACGACTTTGTGGCCGAGGTGAGCGCATGAGTATCTTGGATCTGTCCGCGCTGCCGGCGCCGGACGTGCTGGAGCCGCTGGACTTCGAAGTGACCTATGAAGAATGTTTGGGCATCTTTCGCGGGCACATGGGCGACAACTGGACGGCCAACCTTGAATCAGATCCGGTGGTTAAGCTGCTGGAGGTGGGGGCCTATAACAAGCTCGGCAACCGCGCCCGGGTTAACGACGGGGCCAAAGCGTTGCTGCTGGCCTATGCAATCAAAAGTGACCTCGATCAGCTTGGGGGTAACGTCAATCTGCCGCGCCTGGTGATTCAGGCCGAGGATCTGACGGCCACCCCGCCAGTACCTGAAGTCCTGGAAGAGGACGACCCTTACCGTGAGCGCATTCAACTGGCTTATGAGGGGCTGACCACAGCGGGGCCGCGTAACAGCTACATCCTGCACACGCACAACGCCTCGGGACTGGTGGCCGACGCCTCGGCCGAAAGCCCGGCGCCATGTCACGTTACGGTAACGGTGCTGAGTGCCGAAGGGAAAGGCGAGGCCAGCGCCGAGCTACTGGACATTGTCCGGCTGGCTCTGGACGACGAGGACACCCGGCCGGTTGGCGACCGGGTCACAGTGCAGAGCGCGGAAATCCTCGACTACCGGATTGACGCCATCCTGCACATGAGCGGCGCCGGCCCCGAGGGTGACGCCAGTCTGGCAGAAGCGAAACGCCGGCTTGCCGCGTGGATCAATCCACGCAAGCGGCTAGGGGTTGAGGTGGCTCGCTCGGCTGTGGACGCCCAATTACACATTGCCGGTGTTTCCCGAGTTGAGCTGATCGGCTGGGTGGATCTGGCGCCTACGAAGGCGCAGGCGGCGTGGTGCGACGGTTACAGCGTGACGATGGCGGGGGCAACATGAAAAGCCTGCTGCCGAGCAATAGCACGCCACTGGAGCGGGCAATCGAGGCCGCTATTTACGAGCGAACGATTGTCCCGCTGCGCACGCTGTACAACCCCGACACCTGCCCGGTCGAATTGCTCCCGCATCTGGCGTGGGCATGGTCGGTCGATCGCTGGGATTACCGATGGTCTGAGGCGACCAAGCGCGCGGCCATCAAGGCGTCTTTCTACATCCACAAGCACAAGGGCACGATCGGCGCTCTGCGCCGCGTGGTCGAGCCGCTGGGCTATCTGATCGAGATTGTCGAGTGGTTCAAGACCGTGCCCGAGGGGGTGCCGGGCACTTTCGCGCTGAAGGTCGGTGTTCTCGACACCGGCATCACCGAGGAAATGTATCAAGAGCTTGAACGCCTGATTGACGACGCCAAGCCCGTCACCCGGCACCTGACCGGGTTGGCGATCAGCCTGGAAGCCCAAGGCGATTTGAATATTGCCGTGTCCCTCTACGAGGGCGACGGAATCGACGTTTACCCACCCGTCATGCGTGACATCGAGGTCACCGGCAGCTTTGGCGTGGTCGGTCGCGAACACACCATAGACACCCTGGACGTTTATTATGATTGATGCGAATTCGCAGTTTTTTGCGATCCTCACGAACGTGGGGATGGCCAAGCAGGCGAACGCCGACGCGCTCGGCATTCCCTGGCTGATCACACAAATGGGCGTGGGTGATGCCAACCCGAACGGGCTGGCCGACCCGCCCAATCCGGTCCCGTCGGCCAGTCAAACCAAGCTGCTCAATGAGTGGCGCCGCAAGCCGCTCAATCAACTGAAGATCGACCCGGTCAATCCGGCGGTGATCATTGCCGAGCAGATCATTCCGGCCGATGAGGGCGGTAAGTGGATCCGCGAAATTGGCCTTTACGATGCGGACGGGGATCTGGTGGCGGTGGCCAACTGCGCGCCAAGCTTCAAGCCGCTGCTGTCGCAAGGCTCGGGCCGCACGCAAATCGTGCGCATGAATTTCATCGTCACCAGTACCGGCAACATTCAGCTCAAGATTGACCCGGCGATTGTCCTGGCCTCACGGGCCTACGTCGACGCGGCCATTCTGGAAGTGCTGCCGGCGAACAAAACAGCCGGCGAATTCACTCGCGTCAAGGTCAATAATCGCGGCGTGGTGGTGTCGGGTGATAACCCGGACACACTGGCAAAGATGGGGATTACGGATACTTACACCAAGGTGCAAGTTGAGGCGATGATTGCTGAGGCTTCGGCCCTGCCGGTTGGCACGATGGTGGGCTTCCCGGTAAACAAAACTCCGCCCGGTTTTCTGGAGGTCGATGGTAGCGTTAAAAGCATTGCGGCCTATCCCGATTTGGCGGCTTTTCTCGGTACAGCCTTTAACAAGGGCGACGAGGGCGACGGTAACTTCCGATTGCCGGAATCGCGCGGCGAGTTCCTGCGTGGCTGGGACCATGGGCGCGGGATCGACGCCGGCCGTCTGCTCGGCAGCTATCAGGATGATGCCTTTGAGAGCCACAGACACGAGCTGAGATACAAAACCACTACAGGTAGTGCATCCATTACCCCTGCAACCGGGTCTGGCGCTATTACGGCCTCTAGTGGGTATCTCGGTAGAAACAGTATTACCCCAACTGATCATGCTTACATGACCGATGCAGTCGAACTGTCCGGCGGCACCGAAACCCGCCCACGCAACTTGGCGGTCATGTGGTGCATCAAGGCCTGGAACGCACCGATTAATCAGGGAAACATTGATATCGCGGCGCTGGCTGTATTAGCTGGTCAAGCAACCGAAATCAATCAAGGAACTGCGCGATTTGGTACGGCCTCCGAGCAAGTAGCTGGCCTTCTTGAAACCGTGATGGCCAACCCTGCTGGTGTAATGGCTTTACTGACTGCCATGTTTCCTAAGAGGTCTTTCAGTACGAACGATTTTGTCCGAATTCCTGACAAGCCTGGAGGGCTATTGATTCAATGGTTCCAGCGAGCCACAAGTTCTGCAGGGTACGTTAACGCCACGTTTCCAACGGAATTTCCTTCAGGTTGCCTTGCGATAGTTACAGGGCAATCCGGCACAGGCGCAACAACAGTGGTGCCTTTGTTCAACTTTTCCCAGGTCACCAAAAGTACGGTTCCAGTTGCAACTAGCGCTGGAGGTGCTTTTGTAAACAATTCATTCATGGGCGTAGCGATCGGCAACTGAGGTAACAAAATGGGCGTTTATTTTGATCCCGTGTCACTCGGCTTTATTCCTGAAGCGTGGCGAACCGATGGCACCTATACAGAAGAGACATGGCCAGCAAACGCCGTGCTGTTGGACGGCGAGCAGGAGGACCGGTTTTGGAAGCGGGAACCCCCGGCGGGTAAGCAACTTGGTGCGGCGAACGGACTACCCGCATGGGTGGATCCGTCGCCGCTAACCCCGGTGGAGCTTGCAGTCGCCGAGCGTCTCTGGCGGGATCGCGAAATCGAGCAGATCAAATGGCTGCGAGAGCGGCATCGTGACCAGCAAGAAATCGGTGGAGAAACGACCATCAATGCCGAGCAGTTCGGCGAGCTGCTGGTGTACATGCAGGCTCTTCGCGACTGGCCCCAGTCGGACGAGTTTCCAGATGTGGAATTCCGGCCGATTGCACCTCCCTGGATCGCTGAGCAAGCCCAATAAACGCCCCGCACTGACGGGGCGTTTTCTTTTCCGTTGCGGGTAACACGAACACCCTCACAGCCTCGCTTATGCGGGGCTTTTTCGTTTCTGGAGATTGACCCTTATGAGTGGTTTTTTTCACGGCGTCACGACCACGCTGATTGATACCGGTGCGCGCACTATCTCGCTGCCGTCGTCCTCGATCATCGGTCTTTGCGACACCTTCACCCCGGGCGTTCTCGGCGGCGGCACGGCCAAGGCCGGCGAGCTGGTGCTGCTCACGTCCGAGCGCGAGGCGATCGCTGCCTTTGGTGCCGACTCGGCGATCACCAAGGCCGCTAAGGCGATCTACGTGCGTGCCAAGGCGGTGATCGTTGCCGTCGGCGTGGCCAAGCTGGAAGACCCCGCGTTGCAAACCTCAGCGATCATCGGCGGCGTTCTGGCCGGTGGCCAGCGTACCGGCCTGCAAGCGCTGCTGGACGGCAAGAGCAAGCACAACGCGCAACCCAAGCTGCTGATCGCTCCGAAGCATTCGGCCACTCAGGCCGTGGCGACCGCCATGGACGCACTGGCCGCCAAGCTGCGCGCGATCGCGATTATCGACGGCCCGAATACCACCGATGAGGACGTGCTGGCCTACGCCCAGGAGTTCGGCAGCAAGCGCGTGTATCTGGTCGATCCGGGTGTTCAGTATTGGGACACCGTGACGAGCGAGACGATCGATGCCCCGGGTTCTGCATGGGTGGCGGGTTTGTTCGCCTGGAGCGATGCGACTTATGGCTACTGGGCTTCGCCGTCTAACAAGGAGTTTGTCGGCATCACTGGCACCAGTCGCCCGATCGAGTACCTGGACGGTGACGAAACTTGCCGGGCCAATCTGCTCAATAACGCCCATGTCGCCACGATCATTCGTGATGGCGGCTATCGCCTGTGGGGTAACCGGACCCTGTCGAGCGATCCGAAGTGGTCGTTTGTCACCCGTGTGCGTACCTGCGACATCCTGATGGATGCGATCCAGGCGGGCCACAAATGGGCGGTCGACCGCTCGATCACCAAGACCTACGTCAAGGACGTGACCGAGGGTCTACAGGCCTTCATGCGCGACCAGAAGAACGCAGGCGCGATCATCAATTTTGAAGTCTACCCGGACACCGAAATGAACACCGCCAGCCAGCTCGAACAGGGCAAGGTCTATTGGCGCATTCGCTTCACCGACGTGCCGCCGGCCGAAAACCCGAATTTCCTGATTGAGGTCACCAACGAGTGGCTGACCGAAGTGCTTGAAGCCTAAGGGGGCTTATCGATGATTCCTCAAGTTCTTAAGAACATGAACCTGTTTGTTGACGGCGTCAGTTTCTCCGGCGACGTGCCGACCCTGTCCCTGCCTAAATTGACCCTCAAGGTCGAGGACTACCAAGGCGGCGGCATGTTCGCCCCGATCGAGTTTGCCGTGGGCATGGAGAAGCTGGAGTCGGCATTTACCACCAACGGCGTGCGCCGTGAATCGTTGAAGTTCTTCGGCCTGGCTGACCAGACGGCGACCAGTCTCACGTTCCGGGGCGCCTTCGCGGATCTGAAAGGCCGCGTGACGCCGGTGATTGTCACCATGCGCGGCGGCGTGAAAGAGGTGGATATGGGCGACTGGAAGCCGTCCACCGTGGGCGAAATCAAGCACGGCGTGAAACTCACGTATTACAAGCTCGAAATCGACGGTCGCCTCATGTACGAGATTGATCCGCTCGCAATGATCATGGTTGTCGATGGTGTCGACCAGTTGGCCGCCGAACGTTCGGCCCTCGGCCTGTAAGGACAAAGAAAAATGACTCAAGCAAATGCAAGCAAGCCGCTGCCCTCGTGGCTGTCCCTGACCGATGCCGGCGTTACCGTAACGCTGAAGGGCACAATCAACATCGGCGGCGTTGTCACTGACCGCCTGACCATGCGCACCCCAACCGTGCGCGATGACCGCGCCGCGATCGCTGCCGCCAATGGTGACGCCCAGGTGTACGAAATCAATTTGTTGTGCAGCCTGTTGCAGGCCACCGAGCAGGAGTTGGGGGCGTTGTCGACCCGCAACTACAAGCGCCTTATGGCGGGCTATTTTCGCATGGACGAAGAGGACGAGCTTTAACCGAGAGACGCAAGGGATCGCGGCCCGACGCTTGGCAAGGGAGACAGGTTTCTCCGCTGCCGAGATAGAGGCCATGCCCTTTGATCGGATGTTGTGGTGGCTCATGGATTGAGCCGCTTTCAATCCAGCGAATATAGGGCACGCACATGAGCAACAAACTGGCGCTCGGGCTGGTCATTGGTGGGGCCATCAGCTCCACGGTGGGAACGGCGTTCAAGGACGTCACCAATCGAATCAAGAAACTGGAGGAAACCGGAAAAAAGGCCCGGGTGCTGGAAAAGACCATTGGCGAAACCATGCGTCTGCGAGACGAGTGGCGAAAGGCGCACATGGCGGGCGAGAAGGGCGCCGAGGATCTGCGCAAGAAGCTGGAAACCAATCTGGCCGCGCTGAAAAAGCAGGGCGTTGAGGTTCGCAACCTCGGCAAGGCCTACACCCGAATGGGCAAGATTGCGCAGGGCGCCGAGCTGAAGGCCAAGGGGCACATGCAGCTCGATGCCGGCAAGCAGCAGATGCGCAGCAGTATTGGGCGGGCGACGGCCGCCACGGCGCTGACGGCCATTCCGGCGAAGATCAGCGCGGACTACGGCGCGATCATTCGTGACATTGCGATCAAGGCCAACATTGCCAACACGCCCGAAGAGGCGACGCTGTCCAAGACCGTGATCGACACGTCGCGCGATACCGGCATGGCCCGCAATCAGGTGGCCGAGGTGGTCAACGCCCTGGTGGGTGCCGGCATGGAGCTGGATAAGGCGCTGGCCTACGCACCGACAGCGGCCAAGTTCGCCGTGGGGCAGGGATCGGACGGCACCGAAACCGCCAAGATGATCAATGCCCTGGGGCAGAACGCCAAGATCACCGACCCCGAGATGATGCAAAAGGCGCTGGAGGCGATCGCCTACCAAGGGCAGGCGGGCAGCTTTGAGGCGGCCGACATGGCGCGCTGGTTCCCTGAATTGCTTGCGGGCATGGGCAAGCTGGGCATTACCGGCATGGACTCGGTGACGCAACTGGGGTCGATGCTGCAGGTGCAGATGAAGACCGCCGGTGGTTCCGATGAGGCGGCCAACAACCTCAAAAACTGGATGGAGAAAATCGGGTCCGGTGACACGGTCAAAGCCTACGAGAAGGCCGGCATCGACTATCAAGGCTCGATGAATACCGGGCTGCAAAACGGCAAGTCCACCTTGGAATCCAGCTTTGCACTGGCCCAAAAGTACATCGAAGCGACCGACCCCAAGAAGGCCGCCGAGATGGCGAAGGCCACGGCCGCGATCAGCAAGGAGGCGGATCCCGAAAAAGCCAAGGCCATGATCGCCTCCCTTGAATCGGCATTGCGTACCGGTGATCTGTTCGCTGACATGCAGGTCAAGGGCGCCTTGACCGCGTACATGCAGAACAAGGATCTGTACGACAAGCTGAAAAAGGAGTCGGCCAGCGCGACCGGGATCCTGGATAAGAACCTGGAAGAACGCCGGCAATCCTCGGCGCAGAAACAGGCGGAAATGGTGCAGGGGCTGGATGACGCCATGCGCGCAGTCGGTGACGCGATGCGGCCGGTGACGGATGCGGTGGTGGACGGTATCGCCTCGGTGACGGGTGGCATTGCCAAGATGGCCGACGAGTCGCCGCGCCTGGTGTCGGGTATCGGGCTGGCCACCGCTGGCTTGATTGGCCTGTCCACGGCAATGAGCGGCCTCAAGATGGCCAAGGGGCTGATGAACATCGGTCGCGGCTCGCTGATGGGTAACCCGAACATCCCGCAAAAAGTGATCGTGACCAATCTGCCGGCCGGTGGTGTTGGTGGCGGTCTGGACGGCGGCGACGTGGGTGCTGGCGACGGCAAGAAGGGTAAAGGCAAGGGCAAGGGCGCAGGTCGCGGCTTTGGCCGTGGCATGGGCATCGGGTCGGCGGTCAAGGGCGCGGCGGTCCTTGCGGTAGCTGACGCCGGTTACAAGGCCTATGACACCTATCAGAACGCCGAGACTCAGGACGAGAAGGCCGAGGGCTACGGTGCTGCTGCTGGGGGCTTGGCCGGCACGCTATCGGGCGCGGCGGCAGGTGCAGCGCTTGGCACGTTGATCATGCCAGTGATTGGCACGGCGATCGGCGGGCTGATCGGCGGCGTGATCGGCAATATGGGCGGCGATGCCCTAGGCGGCTATGTCGGCAAGGCGCTGTTCGGCGCAGACGAGGCGCAACAGAAGATGCCCGACGCCGGGCCGTTGATGATGGCCAACGCCGGCAAGGACATTGCGCCGGTGATGGGCGATATCGCCAAGTCCTTCGCCAAGCCTGCCACGCCGTTGATGATGGCCGCGCCCGGGGCTGCACCGGTGGCAAGTGCCCCGGCAAAGCTCGGGGATGTTGGCCGCTCGATGATGCTGCCCGAAGCCAGTGCGGACGCCAAGGCGGGTCCGTTGGCCAAGTCGGCGCCGGCCAGCGCGCCGCCGGCGAACATCGAGGCGAAGGTGGATATTCAGGCGCCGTTTAACCTGACCGTACAGGGCGACGTGCAGGACGCTAACGCGCTCTACAACAAGCTCAAGCCGATGCTCGATCAGCACTATCGCGATCTGGCCAAGCAGCAGGAAAGCCGCAATCTGTTCGATGCGGCGCACGTTTGATCAGGGGGACTTATGGAAGCATTGGGGCAGTTGCAGTCGGGGCTTAAATATTTGGCCTCGGCCGGCGAGACGGGCCGGCGCAGCCTTGACGGGATGATGGTGCCGGTCAATGGCGCGATCGGGGAAATCACCGGCGCCGCGGCCGAACTGGAGGGCTTGCCCTTTGTCGGTCCGGCGATTGGGGCCAAGCTTCAGCGCGTCATGCGCGGGGTGAATGCCGCCCAGGCACAAGTCGGGCGGGTGGTGTCGCTGTACGGCACGGCCACCCGTGCGGTGTCGCAGATTGACGAGCGCCTGGGGGTGCTCAAGGAACAGGCCGGCCGGGCCGCCACGGCCATCAATAAGATTGCCGGCAAGGCCAGTCCGGCGCTGGCCAACATCGTGCCCACCGGCGCCTTTGCCACCGATCAAACGCCGGCGCCGGAAGCGGTGAAGCCGTTCCCGCACTTGCTGATTATTCAGCCGCAAGACCCGAAGGCGCCGCAGTACACGTTCAACCTCGATACGGCCGCGTTTGACGAGCTGCGCCGCTCGACCGAATTCCGTTGGGCTTCGCAAGAGCGTTTGGGGCGTCGCCCGGCGCAGCAGGGTGTCGGCATGGGCGACGAGAAAATCACCCTCAAGGGGGCTATCTTCCCGGGCTTCAAAGGCGGGTTAAAGCAGCTCGATACGCTGCGCACGCTGGGCGCCAAGCTTCAGCCGCTGACCCTGACCACTGGCTATGGCGACGTGCTGGGTACGTGGTGCCTCAAAAGCGTGGAGGAGGAACAAAGCTCGCTGATGGCTGGCGGCATCCCGCGCAAGCAGGCCTTTACTTTGGAGTTTGTCCGCTATGGCGACGACATGCAGAACGTCTGATGGGGATCTGCTCGATACCATCTGTCACAACTACTACGGGCACTTGAATGGCAGCGTCGAGGCCGTGCTTGGCGCTAATCAAGGGCTGGCCGATGAGGAGCAGCCCTACCGTGCTGGTGTCGTGATCGTGCTGCCGGATCTGCCGCACCCGGTCACCGAAGCCGTCACTTTGTGGGACTGATCCCGCCCGAACCCGCCGCCCGCGACTGATCGCGTTACGCGTAACGCTTCGATTACTTGGCCCGCCCTGTGCGGGTTTTCTTTTGGAAAAAATCCATGACCCCTCGATTCCGAATCGTTGCCGATGGCAACGACATCACGGCGCTGTTGAATGATCGCCTGCTCCAGTTGAGTGTCACCGACAAAGTCGGGATGGAGTCCGACGAATTCGAGCTGCGCATTGATGACCGTGACGGCCTGGTGGTATTGCCTGCGCGGGGCGCGGGGATCGAGGTCTACCTGGGCTATCTGGAGACGTCACTGGCCCGGCTGGGCCGATATGTGGTCGACGACATTACGGTATCCGGCCCGCCGGATACGATCGTGATCAAGGGCAAGGCCAGCGACATGCGCGGCAGTGGTAAAACCATTCGGAGCGGTAGCTGGGAAAACGTGCCGCTGTCCAAGATTGTCGCGGACGTCGCTGCCCGCAACGGCTGGGCGCCGGTGTGTCCGGTCAATACGAAAGTGGTGCGGGCCGATCAGCTCAACGAATCCGATTTTAACTTCATCACGCGGCTGGCCAAGCTGTATGACTGCACGGCCAAGGTCGCCGACGGGAAGTTACTGGTGATGCCGCGTCAGGGCGGGCAGAGCGCGAGCGGCAAGGCCTTCGCGCCGATCGTGATCACGCGCGAACAGGTCGCCCGCTGGCATTTCCACCTTGGCGATCGCAATAGCCACAAGACGGTCGGGGCCAAGCATCAGGACAAGAAGACCGGCAAGCTTTCCGTGGTGTCGCTGGAAAACGACGACGCCCCGGCCGGCCTGCCGGCCGTGCATACCGATCGGCATATTCACCCGAACAAGACGGCGGCCCAGGCGGCGGCTAAGGCGCGCTTGGCTGCGTTCAACCGCTCCACGGCCGACGTGCGCCTGGAAATGGAAGGTCGAACGGATCTGTTTGCCGAGCGGCCAATTATCGCCCAGGGCTTCAAGGTCGGACTCGATGGCGAGTATCTGGCCGAGTCGGTGCAGCAAACCTACACCCAAGCCGGCTGGACGACCGTTGTTGAATGCAATGGCGGCAAGAACGGCAAGGCCAACGCCAAAGGCAAGAAGGCCAAAAAGCCCGCCAAGCCGGTCAAGGTCGTGAGCCTCGAATAGCGCGAGAGCGCATCCCGTCCCGCCGCCTTGAGCGGCTTTTTCATGTCTGGAGTTTGTATGCCGATCACTGAGCAGCAATTGCTGCGGATCCTCCCCAACGCCCGCCCAGTTGCGGGCGTTTTTGTGTCTGCGCTCGGGGCAGCTATGACGCGCTTTCGCATCACGTCGCCGGTCCGTGAGGCCGCGTTTATCGCGCAGTGCGGGCACGAGTCGCAGCACCTGACCAAGTTGTCGGAAAGCCTCTACTACAAGGACGCCGAGCGGGTGGCCGGTATGTTTAAGTCGGGTTTCGATGAGAACCGAAACGGCCGAACCGAAACGGCCGAGATTGAGGCCGCAAAGGCCTATCTGCGCAGTTCGGAAAAGATGGCCAACCGCGTCTATGCAAATCGCATGGGTAACGGCCCCGAGGCCTCGGGCGATGGCTACCGCTATCGAGGGCGCGGCCTGATCCAGATCACCGGCCGCGACACCTACCGCTTGTGCGGCAAGGCGCTCGATTTGCCGTTGCTCGATCGGCCCGAGCTGCTGGAGCAGCCGGCATATGCCGCGCTGTCGGCGGCCTGGTACTGGTGGGATCGAGGGCTCAACGATCTGGCCGACGCCGGTCTGTTCGATGGCATTAGCCGAATCATCAACGGGGGCGACACCGGCCGGGCCGATCGCCGCGAGCTGTGGGCCAAGGCCAAGGCGGTGCTATGTCAATCATTGATCTGATTCCAGCACCGGTGCGGCCGTGGGCGATCGCCCTGGTAGTGCTGTCGATCGCCGGCGCCGGCGCTGCCAGCAGTTGGGTGATACAGGATTGGCGTTACGGTAACGAGCTGGCCGAGCAGGCTCGCCAGTCGGCCGACGTGGCCAGGGCAGCAGCTGAGGCGACGGTGGGCGCGCTGGTGATCGAGCAGGACAAGCGCCTGGCGCTGGAAAAGCGCTTGAAAGACAACGACGAAACCCACTACAGGAAACTCTCCGATGCGCAAACAACTCAGCAGCGCCTTTCTGATCGCCTTGCCACTGCTGATGTCCGGCTGTCAGTCCTACTCAACGCCGGCAGCGCTGCCGCCCGTTGTGACGGGGTGTCAGCCCCTGCCAGCGCCGGCGGCGTGGTTCATGGCGCCCCAAGAGCCGAACTTGACCCGGCGCATGCTCAAAGAATTATCAGCGTCACCGATGACGGCGACCGGGGGCTGATTGCCCTCGCGGCTTGTCAGGCATACGCCAAAGAAGTCTCAACACCGAAGTGAAAAAGAGCGGCCGGTCCGGATGCGCCAACATCCGGCTCGACCGCCGTCCCTGCAGATTGTCCCTGCAAGTCCAGCCAAGGCTCTTGCTCCGTGCACAAAGCGCGGCGAGCCTAGCACCTGTTTATCCATACAGTAAAGGTCTTGCTTTCAATGAGTTCACCTATCATCCCTTGGATGGGCGGCAAGCGCCGCCTAGCCGACCGCCTCATTCCGCTTTTTCCGCCTCACGAATGCTATGTCGAAGTCTTTGCCGGCGGTGCCGCGCTTTACTTCATGCGACCCCAGGCCGCCCCCGT